GGGTATGTTGGGGTGGGCTGAATTAACACTTAACCATGTAATACTTTAAGAATCCTTTTAATAAGTGACGGTTTCGCAACCTTTTTAAACTTGCCTTTGTAAATCGGCACGAATTTAATTTCGTTCATTTTCTTTTCCTCCTTGTTTCTTTGAACTCTTTAAACAACGCCGCTTTCGCTTCTTCGCTTGCTTCTAACCATTCCTTTTCATTAACTTCCTTATCCCACATTAACCAGTCAAGAAATTCTACATTTGTTTTGTAATCTATGTTACAACCTCCTTTCATACTATAAGTATAGCACACTTAACATTATCTGTCAACTATAAAATTAACTTTAACGCCTGTTCCGCTTTAACCTTAACCCGCATATCTATAAAACGAACGTTTCCACGCTTAAAGTTATTAGCAAGCCACATAATCAAGTTATTATTTCTTGACTTTGTTAACAGTGTGTTTTCTTTGTGGTCGCCCACCGTAAACGCATAGTTAAGAACACAAGATGGGTCTATCTTACTATCTATAAACACAAGTCCTATTTTGCTATCTTGCCATATACCGAACTTGTCGCCCTCATATTCAATAGTGAACACATATCGGGCGTTTGGCGTCCTATCCATAATAAAGTTAATGTTATCGTTAATATATTCGCCGTCCTTTGCATACGTTCCGTAGTCGGTCGATTCAATCATACGCAAGAACTTGCATTTAGCTTTTTCCTGTTTCAACTGTAAACTTGCACTTACCCAATGAAACAAAACGTTTTCACTAAACCATACTTTATCTTTTTCAACGTGTGGAATATTAAAAGCCTTGTGCATGTGGTAGGGGTTAAAGAATGTTATATTATTAGCAAGTAAGAAACATACAACATAGTCACGTTCACGGTCTACGGTATGATAAATTTTTAATAGCAAGTCGGGTTCGTTCCACCCGTTAACATAAGCTGATTTTTCCCTTTCGTCAACTATGTATTCATCAAACATTAACCATTTAACGTTAGGAAAGTTTAGTTTTTTAGCCTTTGTTGCTTCTGATAACGCTATACAGTGCCCTAAAGTTTTCTTCTCTATAAGTTCCCCGCTTTCGTCCTCTACCCTTAAATAACATTCGTCTTTCGTAAATTCAAATTGATATTCGCCGTATTCTTTAGCACACACTTTAGCGAAGGTTTTTTCAAATACAGATTTTTCCTTTTCGTCTTGTGTGCGTACAATATAAATAAATTCTTCGTCGTGTAATATAGCACGTTCCAAAAAATAACCCTGTGTCGTATATGTCTTACCTATCGAACGTTCACTATTGATAAGGTTAAAACAACGCTGATAGGGCAAATACTGTTTAATATTCCAATACTTACCGCCGTATTTCATGTTAACACCTCCAATTAAATAAAGGTTAGTTAATGTAGTAACGTAGGCGCAACCCCTATAAACTCAATCGGCGGATTTTACCCCGTAGCGTCCGACAAGTCCGTTAAAACTTAATTAACTAACCTTATGCGCCTATCTTAACATATTTGTTTCATTCTGTCAATACTTTATTGAAAACGGAATGTCTTTTAATACTATACCGCCGTTAACGTGGGTCATACCTAATTTTCCTGTATATGTTGCGCCCGTGTGAAAATTATCCCACGTAACATATTGATAACACCTATCAGGCATACCCGCGCACGTGATTTTTAACACCCCGTCTATTTCTTCTATGTAACTTTTCTGTCTTAAAAATCTCGCCCGTGTAAATGTGCTTTCGTGTTTCCACGCTCCCAACTTAACCGGGTCTATCTCCAACATATCAGGTATTTCAGTTCCTATAAGGTGCAAACTATCTGTATCAGCGTATACAAAACGGTCATAAACCTTTTGCGCCGAACTGATAGTTTTATACCTTGCCCATGCTGTTATAAAAGTTCCTACGGGTATGTATATAGGTTCCCTTGTTTCTTTCTCACCTAATTTATACTTAATTACGCCGTTATCATACCATGGTAGTTTAGATTGCACGTTTGGATTTAGTGCGAACTTACCATATAAAGCATTAAGCATAAGTTTAGCAAGCGTTCGCATAGCCTTGTTTCCGTTTAATGTGCTTTCCATTTTAACCTTATTCCACTTGTCTATATAGTCTTTAAATAAACCTATTGTTGACTTAAATTTCCAACCACTATGGTATTCTATGTTATAAACATTGTAATGTTCCATAAATAATTTTAAATCAACATTAGTTAAACAGAGTGTTACGTCCTCACCGTCGCTACTTTCAAGGTATTGTGTAGGTATAAAAGAAAGATTGTTCTTTAACTGTATAGTCGGAATATACCCCGGCTTTAATTCAAATTGACAAGTAAACATTTGCACATATAAGTTATATATCTTATCCGGCTTGTATTTACCCTTAAAGAAAATTCCCTCACCATAAGGTAGCGGTTGGTAATACATAACAGACGGGTAAAGGCTATTAACGTCTAATACAATACCCTCTGATAAGTCAAGTTCTTTAAATTTGGGGTTAAGGTATGTAAAACCGCCTTTGTATGATTGCCTTATGTCGCTGTCATAGTCGGGAATAGGAAACCACTTGTTAAAGTTCTTAGTCCCTACCGTTTGTTTATAATCGTATAGGGCGTTACTTCCTTGCGTCATTTTGGTTAAACCCTGTTCAAACAAAGTATTTAACGCCCTTGCAACTATGTCAACGTCGTTTCTTAAATAGTCTATTTCTTGCTGTGTTAGTTCGTGCCCTTTTTCTCTTGTTTCGTGATAGTCAATTTCAAGTTTGCTAATAGGCAAGTTAAAGCCCTTAGCAATAGCGGCAACCGAGAAAGGTAATATCTTTAAGCTATCATATATTGTTAAAGATTCCCTTTCCTTTCCCCGGCGCTTAAAGCATATTTCCATGCTATAAAATTGCCCTTTGTCGCTTATAAGTGTTGTAAACGTGTTGTCGGTTAAATCCCGTCTATCGACTACCAATTTAAACCCATGTTCAAACAGCCAACATAATATAAATTCACCGTCAAACTTTAAGTTATGAAAATAGGTTGTAACTTTCTTTTCTTTTTTAGCCCATTCCATAAATCCGTCAATACTGTTTCCGTACTGGAAATTATCAGGGTTTCCAATCTCACATATACCATACGCCCATACACGACAATCGGCGGGGTCGGTAGTTGTTTCAAAATCTGCCGTATATAACATGACTACCCCCCTATTATACGTTATTATACATTCATGTTTTCAATATACCCGGTTAAATGTTCCGTCATTGCTTCTATTTTAACGTCCATTTCCAACGGGTCATAGATAAAATCAATCTGTAAAATAGGGTCGTCATAATACATTTGTGTTAACTGTTCGGCGGGGATATGTTCCGCTATTTCTTGTAATTCCTTTCCTTTTTCACCGAAAGCGTTTTCTAACCCTTTCATAAAGTTTTCTTTGTAACGTTCGTATTTGTCTTGAAAGTAACTGTCACGGGCTTGTTTTTCAACGCTTTCTTTGAACTTCTCCCAATCGGATTTTTTAACCTTGTTAATGTCAACTTGTTTAGGTCTTAAATTATTTTCTCTGATTGTTCCCATAGTTCCCTTTTCCGTTGAAACATTAGCCCGTTTTCGTTCTGCCGTTCTGCGGGCGTTAATTGCCCTTACTTTAATTTCTATTTCTTTCTTTTCGTATGCGGTTGTTTTTATGCCCTCCTTTGTAACTATGGGTTTTTCCGCACCCTTACGCATAAATCTTTCAATACTGTTTAATTCATTTTTTAAATCTCGCCTTGTCTTTACTCGTTCCCGTATTTCTTTAGTTGAAATTTTAGCGGGTAAAAATTCTTCTAATTCGGGAACCTGTTTTAATAACCGTGTGCGTTTAGCGTTGAATTTGCGAACAGCTTTCGCTAATTCTTTTTCGTCACTTTCCCGCCACTTAATATTATATCTTTTTTGCATAGGTACGTTTCCCCCTTGCGAATGATTAGAAAGCCCCTTGTTTCTACTTTAGAATATAGAACAATGTCGGCTAATAATCTAATGTTAATGTTAAACCCGAAACGTTTACTTAATGAATACCCTATTAATTCCCGGTTCTCTGTTAGCTTTTCCGTGAACTTTTCAAGATGATTCTTTGATGAAAAACAAAACGTTGTTTCATCAATAGTAATCGTATACGGGGAAAGTTCTAATTTATATACAATCCCGTTTCGTGTCATCATATTAAAAATAAGGCGGGCGGTTAATGATAACCGCCCGCCCGTTCTCCTTTCTTATTTAAAATCAACGTCGAAAGTTAAAAGTTTGCGGTCGCCTTTAGTAATCTGCTTAACAACAAGCGGCAACGGGGTTTTCCATGACGGTGCGCCGAATACCTGAATGATTTTCTTAATCGCACTGTAAACACCTAAAGAAACAGCCTGATAACCTACGCCCTTGTCGTCGATAATAACGATACGCGGGCAAACCTGAACTTCTCCCGTCTGCTGATTGACGCAGTTAACAACCTCACAGAACAGGTCTTTAGCGTTAATGGTCATATTAATACAATCCCCTACCCGCTTTTCCGGGTTGTTCATTGCCTTAAACAACATAGCCTTTTCCACCGGAGTGCTTGCAACCAGTGAACAGAAAGTTGTCTGTCTACTTGTAAGGTCTGCAATAAAATGATTGTTGTCATCCATGCTAACAGGTGCAACCGCTGTGTTTTCGTTGGCGGCGTATTCCTCATTAGTGAAAGGGGTGTTGTTCTCTGTTACCGGGTTAAATTCGTTCTTTTTCATATTGTTTCACACTTTCTCCCCGTCAAGCCGTTAGGACAGCTAATCTTGATTGAAATTTTTACTTGCTTGCCGTTCCCTTATCTTTCGGTTTCTGCTGACTTGCCGGACGTTCTACCGGGGTGCTGTACTTCATAAAGGTTTCAAAGTCCATTCCTCTGACTTCTTCTTTAACGTCGATTCCCAAAACTACAACGGACGGTTCCGTTTTGTATTTTGCTTTTGCTAATTTTGTAGCCTTGTCGTCCTTAACTGCTGACGTTCCAATATGAACAATCGGGTCTAACTCTTTTGTTTCTACCTTGCCGCCGACAACCTTAACAGCCGCAACCTTAATTGTGCTTATAATAACGCTTCTTGAAAAATCCGCTCTTGCCATTGTCTTTTCTCCTTTTCTTTAACTAACTGTTTAGTGCCATTCTTAACCCGGTCAACCTCCTTTTTTGACCTACATTTAGTATAGCATAAGTTGGGAGAAAATGCAAGTGTTTATTTCGATTTTCTACAAAAATATTTCATTCTTTTAATGGATATGTTATACTATATAATAAGGTAATGAAAGGAGGTTAGGCAATGGACGTTAACGCGTTAATTCAGCTTATAGGTAGTTTGGGATTCCCTATTGTGGCTTGTGGGGCGTTGTTTTGGCGCATGGTTAAAAGCGACGAACAGCACGTAGAGGAAATGAACAAAATGAGCGAAGCACTTAACAATAATACAAGTGCGTTAGTAAAGCTAACGGAAAAGTTAGAGAAGGAGGATTATGCATGACAGTTACCGCTATTAACTTGCCTGATACTGTATCAGTGGCGTTACTTGTGATTGCGGGGCAGTTCGGAAACGGTGACGAACGCAAACAGAAGTTAACGAAAGCCGGGTACAATCCCGCTACGGTTCAGGCTTGCGTTAATGAACTGTTACCTATTTTAAACAAGTACGGAGGTTAACACATGGCAAGTATTCAGACAGCTTACGAATGGGCTATTGAAAAGTGTAACGCTCCAAACATTGGTTATAGTCAGACGAACCGCATGGAAAAGACTGTTAACGGCATTACATATTATGATTGTTCTTCATTTATATGGTTTGCGTTAAAGGCGGGCGGGTTCGATGTGGTTAAGGCTAACGGAGGTTCAACGTGGGCTTTCACAACTGGAACTATGACTAATGTTTTACGCTTGTTAGGTTTCACCAAAATGGGAACGGCTCAACCGTGGAAACCCGGCGACATTCTATTACGAACAGGTCATACAGAAATGGCGTTCGATAGTAACCACACAATGGGCGCACATTCAAGCAAGGTTCCACTTGAACAGCAAGTTTCTATCAACTCCAACCCGTCCAGTGCGTCAAGTTGGCTTGAATTATGGCGGTATAGTAGCGGGGCTGAAACAAAATGGATTAAGGGCAACCGTTATTTATCAACCGGGGAAATGCAGAACAACGCACAAATTATTTTTAACACGTTGCTTTTAAAGGGTTGGACTAAAAACGCTATTGCGGGCATGTTGGGGAATATGCAGAAAGAAAGCACAATTAACCCCGGAATATGGCAGAATCTCAACCCTAACCCGTCGTTAGGTTGGGGGTTGGTACAGTGGACACCCTCAACAAACTTTACCGATTGGGCGGCGGATAATGGCTACGCAAACGACGACGGCGACGCACAGTTAATATGGATTGATACGGTAACCACAAGCGTAGGGCAGTGGATTCCTACAACGCAATACCCGGAAACGTTTGGAGAATTTAAGGTTAGCACACAGACGCCGGAGTATTTAGCCGATTGTTTTTTAAAGAACTTTGAACGCCCTAAAGAAATCGACCAACCCGACCGCCAACGGTACGCCCGTTATTGGTTTGATTGGTGGGAGGGTTCACCCGTACCACCGCCGAACCCGAACCCTGAACCCGATTGGAAACGGTCTATGCCTATCTGGTTTGCATTAAAGAAATACTAATGTTTCACGTGAAACGTAGAAAGGAGTGTTAAACATGGCAGTAAGAACACGAGATGAAATTTTAGCCGCTATTCGTTCCCGATTAGGTGACGACACAAGCGACGAAGCATTAACAATTATTGAAGATATCGACGACACTTTCAAAGACTATGAAACCCGCATTGGGGAGGATTGGAAAGGTAAGTACGATGAATTAGATGCACAGTGGCGCAAGCGTTACCGTGACCGCTTTTTTCAGAAAGCCAGCAACGGGGAGACAACCCCGGAGGACGTAAAGGACGATAACGAAGAAGATTTAAAGGAAGAAAGCGAAGTCAAAGACTTTGACGAGCTTTTCACAGAAAAGGAGGATAACAGTGGCTATTAAACCTAAAAACGTTGAATTAACCGCAAGTTCGGTTGAAATTCTTAACAGCATTAGAAACAGGGCAACGCCGTATTACAAGCAGATGATTCCAACCGCTAAAGCTAATACAGACAGTATTAGGCAGATTGGTAATGTAATGATGGAATACGAACCGTTACAGAATGAGTTCTTATCCGCTCTGTATAACCGTATTGGGCGGGTTATTATTACAAGCAAAATGTATTATAACCCGTGGGCGCCTTTCAAAAAGGGATTAATGGAATTAGGCGAAACCGTAGAGGAAGTGTTCGTTAACATTGCAAAGGCGCACACATTTAACCCGGAGAAAGCCGAAACGGAATTTATGAAACGTGAGATTCCCGACGTTCGGGCGGCGTTCCATACTATGAACTATCAGAAGTTCTACAAGGCTACAATTAGTAACGACCAGTTAAGACAGGCGTTCCTTTCGTGGCAGGGTATTACAGACCTTATTGCTAAAATCGTTGACGCAATGTACACTGCGCATAACTATGATGAGTTTCAGGTAACAAAGTATATGTTAGCCCGGAATATTCTTAACGGTTATCTGTACCCGGTAACTGTTCCGCAGATTAGCAAGGAAAACGCAGAGGATATTGTCACAGAGGTTAAGGCGGCAAGCAACAACCTTGTTTATATGTCAACTGACTATAACCTTGCGGGCGTTAGCACTTTCACCGATAAGAAAGACCAGTTCATTATTACGACCGCCCGTTTTGACGCAATCATGGACGTTAACGTTTTAGCGGCGGCGTTCAACATGGATAAGGCGGAGTTCATGGGAAACCGTGTTCAGATTGACGGTTTCGACAAAATCGACGACGCACGTATGACACAGCTTTTTGCTGACGACCCTAACGCCGGATATATTCCTTTAACCACCGAAGAAAAAGCCGCACTTGCACAGGTTCCGGCTATTATCGTAGACCGCGACTATTTTATGATTTTCGATAATCTGTATAATTTTACAGAGGACTATAACGGCGAGGGATTATACTGGCAGTATTGGTATCATGCGTGGAAAACCTTCTCTACGTCCCCGTTTGCAAATGCTGAAATTTTTGTACCGGGTACGCCGTCCGTAACTTCCGTTACTGTTAGCCCCGCAACCGCAACCGTCAACAAGGGTAATATGTTACAGCTTAACGTCGTTGTCGTCGCTGAAAGTTTCGCCCCTAAATCGGTTGTATGGAGCGTTGACAGCGAACTTTCCACCGTTTCCGCAAACGGCTTGTTAACCGTTAGCCCGGAGGAAACCAAGGAAACGTTAACGGTTAGTGCTACAAGTACGTTTGATGGAGAGAAGAAGGGAACTGCTACTATTACCGTTCCCGCCTAACATGACAACGTTTCACGTGAAACATTAACACAATGTTTCACGTGAAACATTAAGGAGGTTAAGACGTGTATATATCACCTAACACAACTATAAGAATGTTAAAAGACGTTCCGTTAGATAACACGTATAGAAATACTATATATTTTGTCTACGTTGCTAACCAAACGTCTTATTTTTCAGGAAAAACAAAATACACGTTTGCGGCACAATCTTATCAGCGGGTACAAAAAGGAACGTTAAGAATAGGGCGAAAAGCTGATGATTTATATGATTGCAACTATCTTATGTTTCAAAACACCGCATACGGGAACAAGTGGTTTTATGCGTTTGTAACGGGCGTTGAATATGTCAATAACGAAACGTCCGAGGTAAGTTTTGAAATAGACGTTATGCAAACATGGCACTTTGACTATGACGTTAAAATGTCTTTCGTTGAACGTGAAATGAGTGTTACCGACAAAATCGGTGATAACCTTGTGCCTGAAAATCTGGAAATAGGCGACTATATTTATAAGGATTTAGGGTTAACAAGTTTATTCAATCTTTATCAGATTGTAATAGCGGCAACCTTTGACGAAAACATGGACGACGCAACCGGGGGAATGTATGGCGGTGTATTTTCCGGCTTGCATTACAACGTGTTTAGTTCGTGGCAGAGTGCGGCAAGTTTCATAGCCGAAGCGACCGAACAGAACAAGGCAGATGGGATTGTTTCTATATTCATGTTACCTATTGCGTTTACCGCTGATTATCAATCTTCCATGCCAGAAGTATTTGACATTGAAAGGGATAAACACTTGTCAGATATTGACGGCTACAAACCGAAGAACAACAAATTATTCACTTACCCTTATAATTTGCTTTATGTTACAAACAATGAGGGTAATGTGGCTAACTACGCTTTTGAGTATTTCAGCACGGATAAATGCAACTTTAATGTTTCCGGGGCTATGTGTTGCACGCCTGAATGTATGCTTGTTCCGCTTAACTACAAAGGTGTTGCAAAGAATTACAACGAAAAGTTAACAATAGGGAATTTCCCCCAATGCGCCTATACCGTTGATACGTTTAAGGCGTGGGTTGCACAGAATCAAAATCAGTTAGCATTAAACGCAATAAACGCAATCGGGACAACGGCGGCGGGTGCGGCGGCTATGTATGCAAGCGGAGGAATGTTAGGGGCGGGAATGACCCTAAACGGTATTCAGCAGATAGGTAGCCTTGTTGCAAGTGTAAGCGATAAAAGCACATTGCCGCCACACGCAAGGGGCGGCGGCGGTTCTATTATTAACATGGCTAACCAGATAAAAGGCTTTCAATTTTACTATGCGCATATCCGGGCAGAGTTCGCCCGCATTATTGACGACTATTTTAATGCTTACGGGTACGCAACGCATAGGGTTAAAGTACCTAACCGAGTTATTAGACCGCACTGGAATTATGTTAAAACTGTTAATGTTTCTCTGACGGGTTCTGTTCCGGCTGACGATATGGCAAAGTTAAGACAAATTTATGATAACGGCGTAACGTTTTGGCGCAACGGTGACGAGGTTGGAAACTATGCGTTAGACAATAGACCGAGTGCATAGAAAGGAGGTTAAAGCATGGGAAAGGGCAAGCGTGAAAAATGGGAAAGCGCATTGCTAAACAACCGCACATATCTACAGTATTATAACCGATTGTTAGAACTTGCAATAAATATGTACGAATGGAAGAATTTACCCGACACCGTGGACGAACGTTTTTTAGAATTAACGTTATTTTCCGACGGTATGGCGGTTTTCTTTCAGGACGACGGCGGTTTAGGTTATTTGTGCTTGCAATGTATGATAGGCGGCGAACTTGACGTTTACAGAATCCCGATTGACCGAACGGCATACGCTACAAACGGTTATCAAATGCGCCTTAACAATCAGAACAGCGTTATTATATTCAACAACTACACGCATACTAACAGTATGCTTGACGTTGAAATGTACGCCCGTAGATTGTACGAAATTGAACGAACAATAGACGTTAATGTTAAGGCACAGAAAACCCCGGTTCTAATCAGGGCAACCGAAAACCAACGGTTAACTATGAAAAACCTTTATATGCAGTATGACGGAAACGAACCGTTTATTTTTGGGGATAAACAGCTTGACATGGATGGTATAAAGGTTTTGAAAACTGACGCTCCGTATGTAGCCGACAAGTTAAACATTCTTAAAAGGCAGATATGGAACGAAGCGCTAACCTATTTAGGTATTGAAAACAGCAACACGGAGAAACGGGAACGACTTGTTAGTGACGAAATAACAAGCAATTTAGGCGGCGTAGCCGCACAGCGTTTTTGTAGATTAAACGCAAGGCGTAAAGCCGCCGAACAGATTAACAAAATGTTCGGTTTGGACATTCAAGTTGACTTTAGGGAAGAAGTTAAAACAATGTTTCAGGATAACAACGAGGACGACACGGAGGAAAAGGAGGTTATAAACTATGAGTAAGTACACAACACAAGTGCGCTTTATTTGCGAAACCGCCGCCGGGTTGAGTGAATCAGAGGGGCAAACGTCTGTTAAACAGATTATAGCCACTGCTATCCCGTCCGTGTTTGATTTTGATTTTCCTATTTTTGACGAAAGTTATAGAACCGTCCTTGAAACGAAAATACTTAAACACTATTATACCCGTGAAATAGGTTTAGAAACGGTGGGGTTATGGAAGTTAAAGCTTGACACGAAACTTAACGAAATTATGCCGTTTTATAATCAGCTTTACAAGTCCGAGTTAATAGAGTTTAACCCTATGTATGACGTTGACTTGACACGTGACCATAACTTGAAACGTGAGGAAACCACAAAACAGGACGCAACCGAAAAAGGAACAATCGAAAAAACAGGCAGTGTTGACGACAACACACACACAGAAACAAGCGATAATCAGAATAACGAGAGTACAACCGATATACAGAATACAACGGGTAGCACTTCAAGAGAACAGTTAGGGACAAGTAAAACGCACTATGATAAATATAGTGACACGCCGCAAGGTTCGTTACAAAATGTGCAAAATGACACTTACTTAACTAACGCCCGCATGATTAACGACACAGATAATCAGACGGGAGAAACCACAGTTTCCGGCAATGATACAAGCAAGGGAACGACCACGGCTAACAGTAGCACAGATGGAACAAACGACACGGAACGCAATATTAGCACTAATGACAGTGAAGAAAAAAGCGTTTCGCAGAACTTAAATAAAAATCTTAATTCGATTGATGATTATATAGAGCACGTCAAGGGCAAAAACGGCGGCGTTTCGTATTCTGCTATGTTAAACGAGTTTAGAACAACGTTTCTAAATATTGATATGCAAGTTATCAATGAATTAGGTGACTTATTTATGAATTTATGGTAAAGGAGGTTATAACATGATAAAAAATTTCACAGAGGTTAAACCGTTAAGGTATTGGGTTCAACACATTTTACCGCTTGTATATGATGATTCTTTATCATACATGGAATTATTAGGCAAGGTTGTTAACACACTTAACGAAGTTGTTAAGAACAATAACATGTTGCCTGATTATATTATGGAACTTATCAAAGAATATATTTCAAGCGGGGAGTTTGAAAAAGTGTTAGCAGATGTTTTGGCTAACTATATGCTTAACGTTAAGTTCCCACCCGCCGGATTGAAACCCGCAACGGGTGACGGTTCAGCCGACGACACCGAAGCTATACAGGGGTGTATTGATTACGCTTATAACAACGGTGGTATGTCCGTTTATTTCCCGTCGGGTTCCTATCTGACACAGCCGTTAACATTGCGTGATAAGGCTATACTGTTCGGACAGGATAGGTATACAACATGCCTTGTAATGAAAGGCGGCGCAACAACAGCAATGTTCACAGGTGACGTTGACGAACTTACATTAACGGGGTTAGGTTTTGACGGCAACATGGATATTCAGGTTAACAACGTTAACTTGTTTACTATTTCCGTTAATTCTGCTATAATTACAAACTGTTTGTTAACAGATGGTTACGACCTTTTAAACATCACCGTTAACGACGACTTGCAGTTAAATAACGTTATTTTCAGACACGCCGTAGAAAATGCCCTTGTTTTAAAGGGTGCGGGAATCGTACAGGGCAACAACCTTATCTTTAAAAGTGTTTCCGCTCTTGTTGGTAAGAACTTTGTTGTTATGGACGTGTCAAAGTCCATTCTTGAACAACTTAAATGCTACGGCGCAAGCCCTAACGCCGTGTTAATTAACGGTAGTAACAACGTTGTTAAAATGTGGAATGAACAGAGTTTGAAGGCATACACCGATAACGGCGAAAATAATACGGTTGAGGTATACACGCAGTCAGAACAGAAAAAATTAGCGGGGTTCAAAACGACCAACGTTAGCGGTGACCTTACCGAATCCATAGGCGGAAACAAAACGGAAACAATCACAGGCGACAAGCACGTTAACGCCGCTAACAGCGTCGAAACCATACAGGGCGACAAGCACGTTAACGCCGCTAACAGCGTCGAAACCATACAGGGCGACAAGACTGTTACGGCGGGCGACATTTCCGAAACAGCCGTTAACAAAACGGTTCATATTACAAAGGACAGCACAGAACAGACGGACGGAACAAGAACGCTGACCGTTGCGAAGAATATTACAGAGACGAGTAACAACCGAACAATTAAGGTTACGGAAAATCGGGAAATTGACGTGGACGGTTCTGACAGTATACATATTGATGGTACGTCAACACTTAATATCGGAGGACTGAGAACAGAAGTTTATACAGAAGATAAGACCGAGGATGTAACGGGGACATATACCGGAAAGTTCGGGTCTGCATCGTTTGAGACGGGCGCACCGTCATGGCTTGTAAAATTTCCGAATAAAACGGTTGATTTAGCGGATATTCATAAATCGGTTATTAAGACAGTAAAGGATTATGGAGCAAAAGGAAATGGAGCAACAGACGACACCAATGCTATTAAACAGTGTATAGCGAATGAAAGTATTATTTATTTTCCGAGTGGCACGTACAGAGTCACGGAAACTCTTACATTAGACGACAAACATATGGTAGGTGAAAATAAAGCATCAACGTTCTTACGTATGGACGGAAATAATACCTTAATAAATGCGGGAAGTCGAACACAAATTAACGATATTACATTAGGGTTTTATAACGCAGACGGCGCGGGATATGGTGAAAAAATTGCAATAAATTGTATGGGTTCTAAGTATGCTTTACAACGGACGTCTATATCTAATGTGAATATATGGATATGCGGGACGGCTATAAAATCAGGTTCTCAGCCGTTTTTCTCTGTAAATTTTGATACAATGGAAATCTCAGAATTTACTTATGCCGCAGTTCAGATTAACACGCCGGATTCTACACAAAACGCATTTAGAAATTTATATATTTCTTCATCAAAGAATCCGGACTATATGTTTATAGTATATACACGCATATCATCGTTATACCTTGAAAACATCAATCTTGAACATACCGCACCTAAAAGCGACCCATTAATTTTAAATGGTTATCTCACCGCATATATTAACGGTCTCCAGTTTGAGGGTATCACATTAACGCAAAATGTTGGGTTGATTACCCTAAACGGCAAATATGCCGTCATTGATAGGCTGACTAATATATTTAATACATTAAAGTTAAATTCCGAGTATGGCATTATGATGCACATTGGTAAGTGTAATGAGTTCGGCGACTTTAAAACTGAAGATATGTCGTTATTAAACCAATCTTCTACTATTGTTATTAACAGCTATACACAGTGGGGATTTAATTTTAATGGAAAAGCCTTAACTTTTGCGACCCGTGTGGAAACTGACCCCAAACTGAATTTATATATTAACGGTTTTGGAGGGGTTGCGTATTCAGATACAGACATTGCAAAATATGATATTTATGTGCAAGCGCCTGACACTACTAACGTGTTCAAAGACGTTAACCCGCATTATGGTGAGTCGTTACCAACAAAATATTTAACAAAGTCACAGCTTTTCTATGATACAACAGATGGTAAATTAAAGTATTACAACGGTACAAATTGGATTGTTCTAACAAACGAATCTTGAGGAGGTTACAACATGGAAGATATGTTTAATAACTATCGTATGATTGAGGAGGTAAAGGAAAGGGCGGTTAACCGTGGTTCAGGTGTAACGGAGTATGAAAGCTACGACCGTGTAGCCAAAATCGAACGCCGTAGCGGCGTTGAGGACTACGCCGCCAGCTTTAGTTATTATCACGGTTAATTAAAATAATGCTTGACTTTAACCGCCTTTCGTGATATACTTATTATATCAAAAAGAAAGGTGGTTAAAGGCATGAAAGTATTTGTTTACTCAAAAAAGACAAACAAGAAAATAGCAGAGATTAAACAGGTTGGTAATGTTATGGAATGTGAAGTTGCTGAACAGATTTTAATAACAACGTATAGCGGCGAAACATTCAGCTTTAACACTAACGAAGTTAAAACAATGGCATACCAAAACTAACAATCAGCCCACCCCAACATACCCCTCCCGGTGGTTAAAGTTAACACGCCGCCGGGTGTGTCAGGGTGTCGCCCGTTGGGGAACTTAATAG